GCTGGCGGTGGTGTCGGTGAGCACGAGCGAGGGGGCGGTATTGCTGATGGTCTGGGTGGCGGTCCAGGTGTGTGCCGTAGTGTAGGGATTGATACCGACTGCCGTTTCAATTTCGACTATCGCGTCTTGGAGATCGTTGATAAGCTCAGCACAGGCATTCTTACTCACCGCCGAGCTACAGGCTCCGCCGCTTTTATTGGTGCGTGTATTGACTGTATCAAGTGCAGACGGGTATCCCGACCCTGTTCCTGCGCCGAATTGGACGGCCCATGCAGGAGCCAGCCACCCACTGAGTACGATGAGAATGGCCGCGAGCTTACTCCCCATATTCAAATTCATACTCTCCCCCCCATTCGCCACTTTCTGTGCCGAAATCTTCAGATGAAAAATGCTGGGCTGTCGCTCCTATTGTTGTCGAAATTAGCCATCGCGGTCGAGCGAGGGGCTTTGCCTTGTTAGCAATGACAGTATCCGCCATAAGCTATGCGGCGCGGGGACCGTCGCCTAAAGGCGACGGAGGAAGCGCCGTTTTATCCTTTCTCTCTTGTCGCAATGTTGTTCGGCTTGTGGTCACATTCATCGCTCCAACCGTCGTTCGCAGTCCCTGTTCAAGTGCCGCCAGTGCGGATACACCTTGAGCGCCGATCTCAACGCCGCGCGGAATATCCGCGCCAAACACCTCGGCACGTTCGGTACACCCTTGCGTGCCCGGCCGCCGTCAACCGGCCCAACGAGCCTCACGGCTCAATGCGGGGAAGTTCTTGCTTCACCTGCAAGCCGCCTGCTTTAGCTGGCGGTAGTTGATCAGACCACCTCTTCAAGGGTCCACGTGCCCTCGTACTGTGTGAGAAATCGTTCCGTCCACGTGCGAGGCTCCATCCGTCGTACCAACCACGCATCGGCGGTCCCACTCGTCGTCGCATCCCAGAGGACAAAGGGTTGCGACATCCCGAATCGGTCGATGCCCATCATCCCGGTCAGTTCTGCCGATCCGACCGCATCAGTAGGCAACGTGAGCCGCACTCTAGGCTCACCGAGGGACAAGACTTCCCGCCCTCCATCTGGATATTCAACGAATTGCACAGGATCAATACGCTGACGCTCAACAGCATACAAGGGATCGGCGGCAAGGTCTGGTGCTGTGCCAAGCAAGCTCGTGCCAATTCGATATACTGTCCCGCTACTCGGAGCCTGCGAATTGATGCGAAGGTTGAGATAGCGATAGGAAAAGGCGCTGTTCGGCGCAAGATCGGTCAACTTCGCCACAAACCGCCGCCGTCCGGTATACAGTTCCGTCGTGACCTGCACCCCGACTGACCACGACGGTGCATCCCATGACCCGGTAGCGGTATTCCCTTGGATGAGCAGACTCGTGACATTCGTGTTGTCAATGAAGATCGCGGGAGTTGCGAACATCGAATTGACTTGAAGACCCACCCCCATATCGAGAGTCAAGTCCTGTGTCCCGCCTGAGCCGGACTCCCAATATCGAAACGGCGCGTAGGGATAGCTGTTGACAAAGGTAGCCGGGAGTGCGCCGTTCTGTGACGTGGCCGATGCCGTGAATGTCAGATGGAAGGAACCGACTGTTCGGAATGGCATCAGCCGCGCCCTCCTACGAGCGCTTTGGTCGCTTGCCGCAGTCTACTGCCGGTCTGCATCTTCTCGACAAGAGCATCCTCAATCTCGTCTGCCATTTTCCGTGCATTCGTGGTGCCTGTGATTTGAATCGTCGGAGCAAATGTAATGTTCGTCGTCGTAGCCCCGCCACCATTCCATCTGCTGTACATCTTATTCTCGTCGGACGTCAACACCCGCTCGCCACGATGGAGGAGAGCCATCCCTGTACTTGGGACGAAAGCGGTTCCTTCAGCATACCCAGGCACCGGCGTCTGCGTGTAGACTCCTGCTGCATGGATCGCATCGATGAGCTGAGTGACCCTACTAATCGCCGCGACGAATTGACTTTGCTGCGTCAAGGAGTTGATCTCTTGGAGCTGCGAGAGGAATCCCGCGCCCGGCCCTGATTGAAAGTATGAGAGCCCTGCCATATTCTGAGTGGCTGCTGTTAATGAGCTTGTCACGCCGCCTACGTTGCCTACACTGGCTGCCTGTGATGCGGAGGCCAACGATTGCGCGAGGGAGGTGAAGTTCCCACCTTGGGCTAGTTGCGCTAGTGTGGACAGGCCAGACACTGCCTCCTGGAGTCTCGCGGGAGAGACTGGTTGTGACACTGTGGCACCAGGGAAAAGCTTCGTGAGGATCTGGCCGAGATAGTATTGCAATGTCTCGTCGATGCCGCGCAGGAGGTTCGCTGCCTCTCTCTGCTTCTCTGCGATAAACTGCTCGTAGGTCTTGTCGCCAAGAACGGTTTGCAACGCGGCGGCGGCGAGGGCCTGCTGTGCGGCGAGTGCTGTGACTTCGATCACGAGTTGATTGCGAATCGCTTCAAGGCCCTGCGCTGCCAACTCTTGCAGATATTGTATCGATGCCTGCCCGTCTGCGTTCGCCTGAGCAATCCGCGCGTCGATACTTGCGAGTGCGGCGGCTTGGCTCGCTTCCAGAAGGGCAATCTGGCTATCGATATCCGCGAGCAGAGCGTCAGAACTCACCTGCAATTCATCGATCTGCGCGTCAATACCCGCGAGCGCCACAGCTTCACTGGCATTAAGGTCTTGAATTTGTCTATTGATATCGTCGAGGGTTCCCGTTTGCAGCTCCTCAAGGGCGACGATCTGCGCCTGGATATCCTCTTGTGTCGGCTGTGCTGAGGCAAACGTATCGATCGCGGTGAGCGCAGTCCGGACTGAGGCCGCGAGAGCCTGGAAGTTGGCACTGGGCAGATCAAATCCGGGAGTCTGCTGCGCGAGCTGTAGGAGCTGCCTGGCGAGGTCTTGAACCCCTGTTGCGCCTTCTGGCGTTGGTGCTGCCTGGAACGCGGCAAACGCGGCGTCAAATTGCGACTGAACCTCATTCAGGCTCGTCAGGGGATGCGTCGGCGCCAGGAGGTTGAACAGGTCCACCAATTGCGCCTTGACCGACTGGAGGACGTTCGCCCACTCACGCGAGAGGCTGAGCGCTGTTTCGAGCGCCGCTCTCTGCTCCTCATACACGAGCCTGTTCGCCGCTATCAGTGCCTCTTGTGCGCTTTTCTCCGCCTCCAGCGCCGCTCTCTGCTCCGTGAACGGCAGCCGGATCAGGGCCTTTTGGGCTTCTAGTCCCTTCTTCTCAGCGTCAAAGGCCTCTTGCATGGCCGTGCGCTGGGTGCGGAGCGCAGCAGTGGAGTCCACGATTGCGGCCCGTTCAGCCATGAGCGCGGCGATCCGCCCTTGTGTCTGCCGGTTGACCGCCGCAACCGCTGCTTGAAGGCCGGATTCAACCGCACCTGCTAAGCCCTTCAACGCCGCAACAGCCTCAGCGGGATTTGCCATCTCCCGAATCTGCGCCATGATGATGTTGAATCCCTCCACGACCAGCGGGAGGTTCGCCATAAAGAGACTAAGGTTGGTCGTCATCCCGATCAGTCCAGCCTGAAAGAGAGCTATGCGGCTCGTCACGTCCGTGAGCGTATTGAACAGTGAGACAATCCCATCAAGCCCGAACTGGAAGTCTGACGCGCTGGTCTCTATGCCTCTCAGCTCGTTGATTTTCTGCGTGAGGTCAATAATCAAGTCTACGCCGCCCGTGATAGCACTGTTGAGCTGGAGCACAGCATCATGCAGCGCCGTGACGGCATCAATCTGCATCTTGAGCGTGTCAGTGACGGCCTGCGTCGCAGCTTGGGCAGCAGCCAGCACCTCTTCCGGCGCTGCCCCCGATTCTATTGCCACCGTCAGCGCATCGACCATCGACACCATGCCAGCCTCAGCATCCGCCATTCGGCGCTGGATCATTGCTACGACCTCTGTCAAATCGCCAGAAATTGCTCCGATGGAGGCGCGAATCTGATCCCTGAGCGCAATGATCTCGCCGAAGGTCTGCATGACGCGCTTGATCGTGTCGGTGAACGCCTCGCCCTCCTTGGCGAACCCCTTGAATAGATCGATCGCGCCCTTCGTGAATTGGGCAAGCGATACCCCTGAGAGGTCTACAGCCGGGCCGACTTCCTTCACGATGGCTGACAATCCGCCGAGCGCCATCATCATTGCCTCAAAGCCTCTCGCGACTTCCCCGCCCTTCTTGCCCTTCTTGTCATTGGGATCGAAGCCGAGCGCCTTGAGGTCAACATCGCCGAAGTCGAGCGCCGTCACAAGGTCTTGTAGCGTCTCTTCCATGAGCCCCTTGACGCGCTTGTTGAACTTCTTCCCTGCCTTGCCACCCTTCCATTTCTTGTCCACGATCTCCAAGCCAGTCGCTTCGAGGTCTGTGAGCGCCGCGTCAAGTTGTGCTCCGATAGCAGGCGGAAGCGTCTTAATCATCAGCACCGTGGCATCGACGACAGTGATCAGCATCTCGTTGATCATCGTGGCGAGCAGCTCTTGCAGTGCCCGCTCCTTCTTGTTCTTCATGATGTTCCCGCTGATGTTCACGATACCTGCCCCGACCTGTGTACCGGGAACGGTCGTATCAATCGCCGAGCCCATCGCATTACGGTCAAACGGCGCGATTCCGGCTGAGAGTTTTATCTTTGGAGTCGGTGCGAAGAGCCCGCCGATGAAGCCACCGATGAAGTTGCCGAGGACTGCGCCGATCAATGTACCGCCGGGGCCTACCCATGAACCTATCGCCGCGCCAATCGCCGTCCCTATCGTTGCTCCGATGGCTTTTTCAAGACGGCCAGCAAAGAAGTCTTGGATTGTGGTCGCCAGCGCGTACAATGCCCCAGCTACCGGAACCCATTGGCCTAAGAATGTCGCAAACTGTCCGGCAGCGCCGGTGACGCCAACCTGTCCACCAGCTACGGCAGCCCCGCTACCAAATCCCCCGGAGGTCAGTCCTACAGCATTGAATACGCTCTGGAACACATCAGCAAGCCCGCCCACGCCCTGAAACGCATTCATGATGCTGCCACCAACAGTCGAGATGCCGCCGAAGACCGTTGCGAGCATCCCTCCGCTGGACACGAGCCCACTGAATGCTGAGGTGATGGTGTTGACGATGCCCCCGCCAGCCGCGATGCCCTGGACGATCTGGCTGAAGAACCCTAGGATGCCAGTGAGGCCATTGGCGAAAAGCATAAGAGTGCGCATGACGACATTGACTGCGCCACTTAGGAAGCCTAACGCGCCTGCCGTCTCGCCGCTGGCATTGCCGAGATTCAAGACAGCCTTCGCCGTATCAGCCCATGCCGTCCCGGCGCCAAGCGATGTGCCACCAAGGGTCATCAGACCACCGAGCCCGGCGAATACTTCGCGGATGCCACCCATGGCGCGTGGAAGACCTTGTAACATGATAATGAACTTACCAACCTTAACGCCAAACAGAGAGAAGATATCCATCAACCCCTTAAAAACCCTCTCCATCTGTCCAGTAGCAGATAATTCTTTATTGAGTTGCTGAATCCCAGCCTTGACTTTGAGGATTTCGATTGCGAGCGCGGAGTTCTCATCAACTATTCCTGCATACGAGGCTTTTGTCGCTTCGAGGTTCTGGAGTTGTTTCTGCATGATCGCGAGTTTCTGTGCGCTGGCATCGAAGCCCGACAATTTGTTCAGCTTTTCAAGGAGGTCGATGCGTTCGATCTGCGTATCCGCGATCTTCCGTTCCGTCGCGAGCATCTTGTCTATCGATGGGTCTTGGTACGTCTCGATCAGTTTTGCGGTCGCATCATCGACAGCTAGTATGTTGCTGCCGACGCCCATGATGCTCGTTTTAAGCGCATTCCAGAGTGAGGGTTGCAGTAGCTTTGGTGTTTCGGATGGATTCAAGAGGCTGATATTCTTGGCAAGCCGCTCGGTCTCTTCGACAGGCCCGTGGAATAAACCGGCTTGCACGTTCTCTTTGAGCGCCTGCATTCCGAGCGACGACATGTGGAATGAGTTGGTCAGTGTGTTGAGTTTCTCTGTGAGCTCAACGATGCCTTGCTGTGTCTTGATATTTGCGGTCTGAAGCTGCGCGTATTCTAACGGCATCCCCTTGAGCGCCTTGAGCTGTTGCGTTTGGACGCGATCCAGTTCCTCGTAGGCCCCGATCTCAAGATTCAGCCGAGTCTCCTGGTTGATTACGCCCTTTGCGTGCCACAGCTCGGCCTGTTCGCGGGCGAGCGTCGCCTTCGCCTCCGCGAGCTTCAATGTCGCATCGACTTCTTTCTTGATCTGTTCGAGCGTGTTCGCGTGCTGCTTCAACTGAATATCTGCGACCCGCATATTTTCGAGCATAGCTTGACTCTTGAGCGCGTTTTGCTCAGAAGGACTATCGGCTCGCGCCTCTTCCATTTTCTTCAGGTACGCATCAATATCTGCTGGCCCTGAGAACGCAAAATCCTTGAAAGACATACCCTCTTTCAATGCTTGGACATTTTTCGCCAGGCGTTCATATAGGGTCACTCCTGCCATTAAACCGACCACTCCGGCCCGTCCGAACATATAGGCACCGATTAAGCCCACAGCCTGAATCCACGCAGGCAGACCGAGAAAGGTCTTGAGCATATTGTCGAAACTTTGGGCAAGAGCAGACAGCAGCGCCCCTGTATTACTTGACGTGATGATACCCGCAGACCAGAACGCCAGTTGCTTGAGAATGAGACCATCGAAGGCTAGTGCAAGGCGATCAACGATCCCGATCACCAGTTGCAGGCTGCCCCCGACAAGCTCTAATCCTCCGCTGAGTATGCGAGTAAACCGCTGAGCAGAGTCTGAGTCCTGGAATTTCTCTTTGATGGTATCTATCGCGTTTGTAAGCGGCGCAACAGAGACTCCAGCCAATGCGCGATTGATGACATTCATGGCCTGCGTCCATGCTTGACCGACAGTGCGGGGCAGTTGCATGAATTCGCGTTCGAGCACATCTCTCTGCGTGGAAATCGCTGCGAGGAGCAGGTCAGCGGAGAGCTTGCCTTCTTGTCCCATCTTTCGTAGTGCTGCCGTGCTCGCTTGACCGCCTTCAGTCAACTTGCGAAACTCAGGGCTAAGAATCTTCAACCCATCCGCCATCGCCTTGAGTAGTCGCGGCTGTGATTCCAGGAGGGTACGCAGTTCGTCACCGGCAAAGTTGCTTGAGGCTATTGCCTGGGTAAATTGCAAAACGCCGGCTGCGGCTTCTGCCGCTGTTGACCCTGACACCTGCATGGCTTGCGAGACGCTGCGGGTCACACTTAGCACCTGTGCTTGCGAGAGTCCCAAGGCTTCCGCATTGACCGCAAGACGAGTGTAGAGTTTCGCGACATCTTCCATTGGAAGGCGTAGTTCTTGTGCGAGCGTAAAGAGCTTTGACTGAACGGCGGCCAGTTCCTCAGTACTCGATGTGACGAGCCGCAACCGGCCTGACATCTGATTCCATGCATCGGAGGCGTCAACGATGGCACGGATACCGAGGAACGTGGTCACGGTCGCCATAATGACTTGTAGGCTGACGGCGACGCGGGCGAATTTCTGCATACCAAACGTGAGGCTGCTGAAATGATCCTTCAGGTTAATGACACCAGACGGATCGACCTTCGGCGCTATGGGCTTCGAGGCTACGCTCCCAGCCCGCTCTGCCGCTTTGACTAGTTTATCCATCCCCTGCGTGACGGCGAGGACCGTCCCGTCGTCTTTCGCAGTGATTGTCAGCGTGACTTGCTGTTGTGCCAACTAATATCCTCTGCTTTTCATTTTAGAATCCCGCTCTGACTCACGCAGAAAGTGCTCGTACAGATAGCACAACAAATCCCACATCGTGACGAGTTCCTCACGGGTGCCGCGCATACCACCGGCCATTTCTAAGGCGATCATGCCAAATCCGAAGTCTTTGACTAGCGGTCGTCCCATATAACTCCAGAGTCGCAAGGTTTCTCTAATTAACGGATCGTCTGCCGGGTCACGGCCATCAGGGAGCGTCGCTCCGTTGATGGCCATTAGGAGTTTTTTTGCAATTCTCCCCTATCCGGCGTCGTGACCAACCCGGACGACTGACCAATCACCAATAGCTGCACCGCCTGTGGGAGTTTCAGTTTGTTCTCATCGCTACAAGAGGGCTCGCCTTTAATCCCGCGCCATTCAACGACGAGATGCCGGATAATCTCTTTGCGATAGGCTTGCCAGTTGGTCTGCTCGTATCGCCCACTGCGGTCGTTCTTCCAACTGGTATGCCGGGTCTTTACGTCCTCGAACCAGTCGGCAGGCATTCGGCGGCACTTTACGGCAGTCCAGATGCCGTCAAGCTCGTCGGCAGTTGGTTCGCGGTCGTCGCAAATCTTATGTTTGACTTCGGTGGGGTCGGCGTCATCAACGGCGACTAAAAGCCAAAACTGTTCGTCGGGCTGGACTAAGGTGATGAGACCCATGAGTTAATTCTCCTTGCCGTAGGAGCCCCAGTCACTGAGGACATCCATCGGTTCAGGCCACTCATGGGCACAAAGTAGGTGGGTGAAGCTAGATCGCGTTGTAGCCTGTTGCTTGGGTATTGGTCAAGGTGATTCTTATTGCGTAGCTGCTCGCCGTGTCAAACTCGCCGGTGCCGTTAAAGCTCACGCTGATGCGGTTCGGTCCGCCGATGTTCGCAGGGAAGGCCGTATAGACCATCTTCGGTACGTCAATCAGCATGTACGGCCCGGAGGCCACAGCAGGAGCGAGGTTACAGAGCAACCGACGCTGCGTCTGGTTCTTGAATGCTATGTATTCGGTCAAGTCCTGGAAGTCAAGCGTGCCACTGACACGAATCTGCGTCGGGCCACTGCGAGCGAAGCGGTTGGCGACAACCGTCCCGTCGAGCATGTGGATACCTTCGGCAGGCTGCTCAATCGAGATCACGAGCGACTCGATGAAATCAACGGCTGAGCCACCGATGCTGACTGAGGCCACGTTCCATGCCCACTGCTGCGGCTCTGTGAATGTCGCGGTCGAGGCGGCCATGATCGAGGTCACGCGGCTCAGGACGGTCGCTTGGGCCTGGACGAGCGCATTGCCCTTGATGTCGAGTTGGACCTTTGTGAAGATTGAATCGCCGTACTGGAAGGCCGAGGTCACATCGCGATGAATCTGTAGGGTGTACGGCGGGAGCATGGTCTTCGCGTCGAACTTCGCATTGCGGGGGATGAATTCGTGCGTCCAGTCCTGGAAGCCTGTCGTGGAGGTTGTAGCTGTAGCACCGACGCTACCCTGTCCGCAGACACCGCGCAGTAGGTGCCCGATGAGAATGGGGTGCGGCTCAAAGGTGATGTCCCCGCCAGCCATCTCTTTGCCAGCCTGGGCGATACCTTCAGCCGTTCGTCCGACGATCCCACCACGCCGAATCTGGTCGATGGTGGTCGTGAGTCCTTCCGACACGAAAGGCAGAAAACTCCATGAAGCGGTAGCAGTGCCAAAACTGTTTTGGCGCGAGAGCGCCAAGTGTCCCAATACACCTTCAGCCATGTTCTGAGACTCCAGCGACTTCGCGCTATTTCTGGTCGCCTACGCCAACACTATCTGTCACGACCACATGAATATCTCGTTTCTCGATCATCTCCTTGTTGACTGGCTTCGTTGGTTGGACAGGCTTTACCAGCCTAGCGGCTCCACGAGTGACTAAATCCTGTCCGCGTGCATCTTCGATGTCAAACTCGGTTCCCGGCCCGACCGTGCCGACATCGGCAATAAAGACTACTTCTTTGTCTGTCCACTCTAACCTCATAGCCGTCCCCTCCTTGTATTACACCCTCCCGGTTTTGTCAATAACGGATTGCACGTAGTCCCGCGCCGTGTCGTGGACGATCTGTTCCGCGAGCGGAATCGACGGCAAGAGTTTCCGTGCGACGAGCCCCGGATGATTGACCTTCCGCGTTACCATCATCGCTTGGACTTTGCCCTTTCCTTTGGGAATCGTATACCCCAATTGTCGCGCTCGTTTCTGTGTGACGACGCCCCGGTTCGGAGACCCGGCCCGACGCCTGACGATAACATTCGCACCCCCGACTCGTTGTCCTGGATTCATCCACATCGGGAACGGAAACGCGAGCACGCCGCTCGCATTGTGTGGCCGTATCGTGTACGGATTCGTGCCGAAATGGTGGTATTCAGCCGTGCTGCCTTGCGGGAACCCGACGACAACCTTATCGGCTGTTGCATTGAATGAATGTGAGGCTCGCAGAATTCCACGATCCTTCAGGATTCCTGCCCCCCCAACCCCACGGCCTTTTGTTCTCGCAAACACCGTAGACGCCGCAAGCCGAGGCCAACGATGCTCAGCTCCTTCAGCCGCGAAGTTCGTGTCGATCCACTTATCGACAACCGTCCCGATCTTTCGCATCATCTTCGTTCGGTCTTTGACGGACGCCATCACCTGCTTGATATATTTATCAGCTTCCTGAAGCCCTTGGACGCGAATCTGGATCGACACTAGGAATGCTCCCCACGTCGCGCCTCAATCCTGTCGCTCTGGCCTTGTCGCAACGTGACGAAGCTCGCCACAAGCGACACGCCAACCCGCGAAACGACGCCTTGCCACTTACACGCTCGGCACTTGTAGATGTTGATGCCGGAGAGATATTCACACAACACCGCCCCGCATTCCGGGCATCTGATCCGGTGACTTTCATCCGGCGTCCGTAGACGCAGGGCTTCACGAAACGCCTGTTCGCTCATATCGTCGCGCTCACTTCCGCCGCCAAGTCAATCGCGGCCTGGCTCCAGAATCCATTATCGCCGGGTTGACTTTGCATGTCGCCTCCTAGTATTTGTAGTTGTCTGAGCGTGAGCGCCCCGTTCAGGCTTCGATCTGCCATAAGTGCCGTCTCGACATAGCCTAGCAGCTCATCGCGCTGCGCCATAGCATCCTCGAAGCCTGCGGCGGAGAAGGCGCTCACGACGACTTGCCAGCGAAACGTGTAACGTTGCCTCGTACCCGCCGCAATGACTTGGGTCGCGCTATCCCGCCGTCCCTCGAAGATATTGACGTGTGGACTGACACCCATCGTGAGCACGGCCCGTCCGATCTCGACGGTCGCTCGCAAGGCCCGCACGTTCTGATCGTTCGAGATGACGTCCTTCGTGCCGTTCAGGATCGCGGTATAGTCGATGCGGCCCACCTACACACTCCCGCTGTCGGCAATATCCGCATCTTCCGCGTCCTGCTGCCTGGTCTGCGACACCTGCTGTTCCGTCACATCCCGGACATCCCGTGTGGGCTTGTACTGACTGGTGCTGCTCCAGAACCCCGCACTCTTCGACACTGTGCGCTGTAACACCGTCCCTGAACCGGTAATGATGTCGGCCTTGCCGGTGAGAAGCGAGGTAATGAGCTCGTTGAACTTCTTCTCATCCTCGACAATCCACGCCGACATGCTGGGGTCTTCCATGCTGATCTTCGACTTGCGAATATCGACGGTCGCTCCGATCTTCGCCAGCGTTTTGACCATCGGTGGCGCATTGCCTGACCATACTGCTGTGTTCCAGTCTCGTCCGAGCCGAGCGTCAATTTCATCCTCACGGGTTTCGATGAAGAACTCTACTTGTCCCGGTGTCATCCCTGCCGTGCTGATAAAGACAGGCAGGATTTCCATGATCTGTCCGGTGTTAACATAGCGTCCCATTATTGTTTCCTCCCCTGCGGGAAGGCTTGCGTGTAGTCGAGGTCAAAGACGAGCCGGTTGATGAACTGTGACGCTGACCCTGCCATCGTCGATTGCGTGGCAGTCCACTCCGCCACAAGCGACACTGGATAGTACTGGAAAGTCGTCACCAGCGTGATGAAAGCATACCAGCTCCCCCCCGTGCTCTGCACTGCTGCGACACTGGTAATGAGGGTCTCACTCGCTGTCTTGATCGCGCAACTTAGGGTCGCAGGGATGTTCGACGAGACCCAGGTGAACTGCGTCGTCGAATAGAGCTCTATTCTTCGTATGGGCTTGGCCACCTATCTCCTCATTACCTTACAAGCTGCCAACTGAGATGATAACTTGCACGGTTGCGATATCCGAATTCTGTAGAGTAAACGTTGCAGACAATGGCGCACGATTCAACATGACACCCGCGCCACTGCCTGCGGCGTTCCAGATGCCAGCTTCGCCAACCACCACGTTCGTTAAACTGTCTGAGCCCCCGCCGAAGGTGGTGACGGCGCTCCATGAATTATTCGCGGTGACAGAGACAGACGAGAACGTAAGCCGTTTGACTTCTCCTGCGAGGTTAGTCTGGTTGACTGATCCCGCAGTGGTCGCCGTCCCTACAGCCATGTACGCCATCTGCGAATTTGCGCCGACGCCATAAGATGAAATCCACCGCGCCATCATCGAGAGTCCGGTCAACACAACGGCGTTCTGGGACACGATCTTGTCTACGCGGCCACGCTGATCGCCCCAGGATGGATCGTTGCGCTCAACGTCAATAAAGAACTGCCCACGAAGTACGGGGCCTCCAAGAAGAGGGGGGCCTACCGCTGTCTGAATTCTATCCGAACGTATCTGTTTCATCTTTTATACCCTACCGACACCTTGGTCAGGCCACGTTCAACTGTGGTGAAAACCTATCGATAGCGTCTATCGTAGGATCTAACCATACCTTAACATCCATCACAGGCGAAAACTTATCGTCAGCGTCTATCGTCGGATCTAGCCAATTCAGCATGTCACAAATACTCCCCTTGCCAGACTGCCGACAATTCCCGCGCGCTGTTCGACAGCATCTTTTGCAAGTCTTCCTCGTTCAACACCCGTCCACTGTAGGTCAGTTCTCGCGGCTGCCCGTCAATCCCGCCAATACGCAGGACAATCTGCACCTCGAAGCCCCTGCGAAGGATTTGTAGCGCCTCGTTGTAGTAGGGCAGGCCGTCAACCGCCATCTGGTGCATCCCGCCGAGGAAGTCCCGGCGATAGCCCTCGATCGCTGCCTCAAGGTACTGGACGGCTGAAGGTGTCAAGGCTCCACCGTTCTGCTCGGAATCGTAGCGCGCCAAGTGAATCCAGTCCCGAAGCATCAGGAACTTGCCCAACACTCGATCTGGGTATGCCGCCCGATCTCGCAGCATCAACGCGATATTGCGGTCAAACCTGCCACGCCGTGTCGATTCGGTCAAGTAGCCGTCATGCGCGATATGAACATCGGACAGCACGATGCTTTGGCCGACGGATTGGTTCATCCCACTTTCGGGATGTTCGTGAACCCGACCTATGAAACGTATCCCCGTATTCTTCCCATTGAGCCACGTTCTTCTGAACAATCGCACTGGTAAATCAGGTTTAAAAGCGTTTGGTGGGACGGCGCTGAAATGGTGCTGCTGAATCGCACAGCCGTTGTACATCGACCATCGCAGATACTTCGGCAGGGCTTTCGCGTCCAGGAGTTCCTCGTCATCATCGACCCACAGGATCACGTCCCCAGTCGCTCGCTCCAGCCCCTTGTTCCGTGCTGCATCGAAGCCTACGTCTAACGGGTTCAGTCCCTTGCCGGGTTCGACACCGAACCGTAGAAGAATGTCCGGTGTCGTATCGGTTGAGCCTGTATCTTCTATCACGAGCTCATCACAGTATGGCGCGATCGACTTCAGGCAGCGAGTCAAGAGCCCCTCGCCATCTTTCACAATCATCGCGCCGGTCAAGCTCAGTTGCGGGGATTGTAGCCACAGCCTTCGAGCGGTATTGATCTGACCGATCTTGGCATCTGACCGCTGGAAGCAATGCAGTTGCCATGCGAGTGGCCTGCCGTCATAGGCCGACAACAGCCCACCTTCGATCACCATTGCCAGCAGGTCTAGACGATCCTTGAAGAGTTCCTTGAGATCATGGTTGTCAAAGACCCATCGCTTCGCTCTCTTCTGGCCATTATGCAGCCGATCCTGTTGGACACCGGGAGAGGCAGTCACGAAGCAGACGTGGCCGTCAGTCTTTACGAGAGTTTGTGCCTCCGCGATATGAGCCGATGGATCACTCGCACAATCGAGGGTTTCAACGCCAATTACGAGGTCAGCCGGACCCTCATCAATGTGGTTCGCCCCGATTGCCTGCGCGACGGCTTGAGCAACCTCTGCCCCATGTGGCCCTAGTCCGAGTATTGTCTTTGGCTTCAGTGAGTCCGCGACGTTACAGAGGGCATTGATAACCGACTGAGGAGGCATCGGCGGCTTGTCGGCATCCATTACCGCGATCTCTGCGCCATGCCGAAACGCGGTATATTCGTCAGGTGTCAATGCCGGGAGAACACGATTGACGCCTCGTATGTCCCCAAGTCGCCACTGGTGTCTGGCAAGCCGCAGCATATCCTTCGACCGTAGTTCAATCGCGCCGAGCAGGAAGTTCTCCCACTCCTCAGCAATCACGTCCCACGAACAGGATGCTGCTTCGGTCGCCCCCTTGATGCTCATAGCCATGAGTGTCGTTGGATTCGACAGCACATCCCATGCCTCGTTCACGAATCGGTTAATGAACTCCGGTGTCGCCTCATGTCCGGGATGCTCAACAAGCCTAGTCGCTCCGTCGATGCGAGAGGCGGTTTCAGGCAAGGCGCCGAGCGTTGTCGCAATCACTGGCAATCCAGAGGCAGCGGATTCGAGCAATGAAATACAGGATACTTCGCGGAAATTCCTGGACACATACACGTAGGCGCTCGCGCGTGAATAGAGCTTGTAGAGTTCAGCCTTCGTCAATGCGCCGAGATATTTTACGTGATCACCGAACTTCTCCATGAGCTGGTGGCAATGCCGGTAAAAGCCTTCCATCTCTGAAGTGGTGTTCGCATATCCGGCGACGTAAAGTACCAGATTCGGGTTGCGTTCCAACAGCTTTGGAAACACCGATTGTAGCAGCACGTCAAGCCCGCGTTCAGGGCGTGAGGCGTAGACCAGCGCGTTCGGGTCACGCTTAGTTTTCTTATCCACCGTCTTACGAATCAGGTTGTACTCGATGCCGTTGTTCATCGGTACGATCAGCTCGGCAGGAAGGTCGTAGACCTCGCAGAGTTGCCGTCCGTGCCAGTGTGACACCGGGACCACGTAATCGACGTTCCAGAGGCTTGACCGGAAGGGTACGTGGTAACGCTTCAAGCCAAGATCGTGGCACCACAAGACATTGAGCTTGCTCTGGAACGCCATATTGAACGCGCTCGGTTCCCGCTGCACGATGCTCACGTCATGCGGCGTCGATGCGGCGTAACGAGCATACTGGTCAATCGGCAGATACGAGACGCCGTCGAACTTGCCCGGCTTATCCGGCAGATTCGAGAACACCGTCACGCTATGCCCGCGTTTCGCCATAGCACGCGACAGCGCAATTGCTGCCGATTCGCTACCGCCAAGATCACGCTTGCGATCCGTCTCACCATCGAACGGCATTCCCCCCACTGCCATCAGGATCGACAACTGACGAGTCGGAGGCTCAGATGTACAGGAAGGGATCGAAAAACGCTCCAGGGGGGCATCAGGAGGCTCTACAGGCTCGATATTGCTCTGTTGTGGCGCTGAGACACCCGGCTTCATCACATTCCACGACCATCGAGCCAGATCGTCCCAAGATGGGGGACAAGGATACGTTGGGGTGCTGGTATCCCGCAATACATCGATCAGGTCGTCGGCAAACCGCTCGAAGGTAGTATGCCGGCCATGTTCCGCTGTCTCCGCGAGAACCATCGTTGGGACGACCAACACCTTGCAGGACATCGCCTGTACTTCGAGTGCCGTCTTGCAGCACAACTCGCCACCCGTGCAGGGATACGCCCATACCTCGGCTTGGGCGAATTCTCGAAGTGTGCCTTCACGAGTCAACCGCCCAAGATGTGTCACCCCGGGCTGTGCGAGTAAGACATCCAGCGCCTTGCGTTCCTGTCTCATTGACTCTGCAATGGGTTTCGCTACGACCGCTTCAGACTTGATCCAGAAGTCCCAGCCGTAGGTGACGTGCAGTTCGGCGTCCGGTACTGCCGCCTTAACAGTCGGCCAGGCTTCGAGGAGTTGTCGCAAGCCCCTATCGTAGGAGGAAGCATAGAGGACGCGGTGTGGAACCTTCTCGAAGGACTGCACCGCACAATCAATCTCTTCCCTGTCAATCCCAAGCCAATGCTGATGTACCTTCGCAGGATTTAGCCACGGCACCGCCTTCAGCAGTTCTTGGCGATGGTAATTGCTGATACAGATGATGGCCTTGACAGGCTCGACCAACTTCGGTGGGAAGAACGTCGCTGCCTGTCCTGGCGCCGGGAGATCGGTTGTCCAGAAGATCGTTGACCCTGCCGGATAGTCGATGTAATCGAGCGTCTTGTAGCAGATCAGGACATCGGGGTTCGCAGCGGGAGTTTGCACTCGACTGTAATACTGTACGCTGTTGACCGCTCCAGTCTGGACATCGCCATGCACGGTGACGATATGGCCCTGCGTCGCCCATGCTTCAGCCGTCTTGACGACGAGTTCTTCTGACCCACCGAGAGTCATCGGATCGCTGGGGTTCCAGCCTCCGGTGACGTGGCCGGTATAGACTGTGATTGTTGCTCGCCGGAAGCTGATCGTCCTGTTCGCAAATCGCTGACCCTCATCCTGCTGCTCGATGATCTCGTGATCCACAACACGATGGAGCCCCGCTTGCGCCGCAAGGTCGATAATGTCCTGCTCGCTGAACACCCGCAGATGCTCTCTGGCGTCTTCGAGCTTGCCACGATGAGGGATTGCGGTTGCCGGGACGCTGACATACAGGATGCCGCTCGGCTTCAGGTGTTTCGCCGCCGTCTGGAAGCAGGCCAGCGGGTCAAGGACGTGCTCCAGGACTTCGGACATGATGGCCGCATCAAATAGAATCTGCGTGACTGGAGTATCCTCGTTTATGTCGTCTATCGACATCCCAGGAGGGCCACCGCAGATATTAACGTCTTCGATGGCGCTTTCGATGAAATTAACCTCGAACCCCCACTTCTTCGCTCGGTCTAACGCGACCCCGATGGCTTCCCCACACAGATCGACCCCGATGCCCTTGACGCCAGACGCCGCGAGGTTAAGCAACTGCCAGCCGTCCAGACAGCCAAGGTCGAGCACCATCTGATGCTTGCGCTCTAAGATCAATGCTCTGATCTTCGCAAACCGCGTGACCTGCTCGTGCCGCCTGAACACCTCGTTTTCAGGACAAACCCCACCGCGCATCGTCTTGTAATACTCCTGATGGGCTTCCGGTGACGCGATATGCTCAGTCAATGTCTCGATCTGCACCCGTACCGGATCATCCGCAGGCAAATCTTTGACGATCTCACGCGCCTTCAATGCTTGATCCTGTTCAATCAACTGAATCGGGTCGATCTCAGTCACTAGGACACCTCCACCGGAGCGGGTTGTACGACATTCTGTTCCCAGTAGCGTTCTTTGAGCATGTTGTAGAAGATACGATCGGGCTTTGCGTGTTTTACCATGACATCGGGCCGATGCGACCACTTCTCTGCAAATCGCTCCCAGTCTCGAATTTCGATAGATGTGTCTTGATCGGCGGTGTGATCGGCGCGACGTGAACACTTGTCGAGATGCAGACACCGCACGGCATCTGTCACGCCATACGACAAACCTGCGTCTTTAACTCGCTGTGCATAGTCAACATCCCCGAAGCACACATAGAAACTCGGGTCGAAGTAGCCGACTTTCTCGATGCACTCCCGCGTGAACAGCCACACCGCGCCGTTGTAAGCCGAGATGTCAACTGTCTGCGCAGGCAGCGGGTCGTCATACAGTGTCCACAGGTACTCCTGCTGGTCGCTGATGACCTTTGGGCCAAGGAAATCGACGCCTGTGTCATCCTGTATCGCGTGGAGCCATTTCAAGGCATCGGGCGCGAGGAGAATGTCGGAGGTCAGCACAAACACCTTCTCGGATCGACTGAGCGCCAGCCCTCGATTCACGGAGGCCCAGACGCCGATATTCTTCTCATGCCGGATGACGTGACAGCCTCGACGATGGGCCTCAGCCAGTACTGCGTCCATACCGGGAGCCGTTGACGCATTGTCGAGCAGTGTCACGGAATCGACGAGCCGGTCATCATGCGCGTTCGCCCAATAGTGCGCGAGGGTAAGCGCGAGGATTGAAGGGGCGTTGCGAGTGGGGATGAGAACGGACATTCGTGGTGTCACTTCTTTGTCGCCTCCTCCCACCGCTTTAGGCACTTTTTGCACAATGGAACAACACCAAGGCAGACCGGACAGACGGCGTCGCGTGGGATGTTCACGCGCATATCTCTGCAAGCTTTGGCTGTGTTCGCTTCGCAAGCTGTTGTTCAAAGGATTTCACCTGTTCGCCCCTAGTTGCATATATTTGACAAATCACAGCACCTATGAGACGCATCTCGCCAGCAGAGAACCGGTCACTTCGGATGGTATTGCAAACTCCGCAACACGGCACAACGTTATCTCTGTCGTATCCGCGACTGTTATCTAATCTATCAAGTCCAGCGCCAACCTCAGGCAAGGTTGATCCGCAATAGAAGCATGGTCCATTGGATATTGCTTCATACTCTGCCTTACTAAGCTCCCAATGCAGACCGCGACGTTTAGCTATATACGCCCCATGTACAAACCTACTATGCAAACGTCTACTGCTTTGTTGTTTTATAACGAGACAACGAGAACATCCTCTTCTGCCGGCCTTGGCTGTGCGGCAGCCACAGTAAGTACACGCACCTGAGGCTGCATACCTAATCCTTCGCTCTCTGGCAGAAGTGATGCAATCACTGCAACACTTCTTACCGAGTGCGGGAATGCCTGTCGCGCAACCGCTACAGTGCCCAGATGCGACAAGACGCTGGCGATATTTACGATTGTAAAGACGACGCTCTTCAGTGTCCAGTAGTGCCACCGATTACCTCAATAAATTTACGCACATCATCCGGTGTCCCTAGACCGTGAAACTCTTCGACGGTAACGATCCGTACATCTTTCTCGGAAAGGGGAGCAAAGTTAAACGCAGGTGCCAGATAAAATTCATTTCTTGTCTTCTCACCAGTTGCAATCATCGAGCAAATAGAGTGAACGAGATCGCCAGCCCGGCGCCACCAATATATTCCGCAAGTTGCGTGTTCACTCACCTGCTTCTTTTCGATGACATGCACGACCCGATTATGTCCATTCGTGACAGCATAGCTCCATGCTGGGCCGGTGCCGGGAAATGTGAGGATGAAACCATCGAGATTTTCTTCCATCGCCCATGCTATGGTTGCTTCTAAATCACACTTAACATATTGATCGGCATTCATAATCAGCACTGGATCTCCAGGTGGTAATCCAACCGCCGCCGCTAAAACTGTGCAGGCCGCGCCTTGTGTTGGGCCTGGGATGACGCAGACGTTTGTTCCTGCCCTCCCGTCCTCCCAATCCTCCAACTCATCGCGGAGCCTCACCTGGCTTTCCCTGACAACCGCAATGATTCGATGGTGCCAGGCTTCTGGAATCACATCCAACACCCAATCGAGCATCCGGCGTCCGCCGACAGGAATCAGTGGCTTGTCTACATCGTAGCCTTGCTCCTTGAACCGCGTACCGCTACCAGCGCAGGGGATGATGATATGGGGGATGATCTGTTCGACTGCTTTGTCCACGTTGGGCATCTGCTCCTCTATGCTGCCGTTAGCGCCATAGTGCTACGTTGTATCGCTCTACCAGCCGCAAGAATGCTATGAATCAGCCAGGGCTGAACTTGTTCCGGCCCAGGCACCTCGATAAGCTGGCATCCGGCCTGTCTGGCGGCTTGCTTCCCGGCTTCTCCGTCCTCGACCACTACCATCTGCCAGGGATCGATATGCCAGATGCTGGCGGCTTTAGTGTAGATGTCTGGTGCGGGCTTTGCATGATCGACATCTTCGTTGCTGAGGGTGAAGTCCATGTATTCCATGATGTCCATCTTCAGTAAGACCGCCTGCACGGTGTCCCTGATTGAATTGGAGCAACAGCATATCTGCCAGTCCGCTTGTTTCAAGGCAAGCAGAAGGGCTGTGACCTCCGGTCGTGGCGTCACAGACTCGATGGTCTGCAACGTCGCATCCTTTTTACTCCGCTCGACATCCGCGTGGGCCGACAATGGCAATCGCCCCATCTCGGTCAACATGGCGAGCTTGCGTTTTGTCGGCAGACCCTTGAAGGTCGTCTGATGTTCTTCCTCGGTGATCCGCTCGCCGTAAGGGGCCAGCGCGATATTGACGGCATCGAAGTGAGAAACGTCACTGTCAAACAAACATCCGTCCAGATCAAATGCGATATAGCCGCCAGTCTGATTAGCCATAGCAAAAACTCCTTAATGCTGGAACGGAGGTCTCAACATCAGATTTCTTGGCGTATGGTATTACCAACAGTTGATAGCCCTCGTGTTGATATGCCCTATTTCTCTTCTCGTCTTGTTCGCGCATTCGAGCCTTAACTTCTGGAGTTCTTCTCGCCCACGTAGCCTTTGAGGCAACGCTTCTCCGCTCCTTCGTGTACTTACCATGTGGATCAGTCGGATTTATATAACCCGCGATTTGCGTCATGCTACCACCATGTCCATCGGCGTCGGAATATACTCCCAAGTCCACTGACATCCCGGTGTTGAACATGGCTTCGAGAGGATAATGTCCCTGACACCCCATGTCCCGATGGTTCGCTCGTCGCATGACGGGCAGATCAAGACCCACTCGACTTCTGTTGGCAACGTGCGTGCCACGGATACCATTCTATTTCTCCGTAGTGAGGTTCAGGCACTCTGTTCGGCATGACGACGTCGTTGTTCATATCGCCAACACATGAATAAGCGGACCGACCTCGTCCATCAACCAGTCCCGCATCTCGACAGTAGGGCACGTGACATTCATGTGCGACCCGCCTTCTATCAGGAAGGCCCGACCTTCTACCCGTCCATGTGTATCGTCATGCCGGATATGCACAGCATCGTCGGCAAGCGATGGCGAGCCTTCATACGGGCCGTCTGAAAGATAGAGATTCACCGGAGCCGGGAGTCTACCTCGCAAGGTCTCGACGGTTCCAACCAGACAATAGAGATTGCTTAATCCAAGTGCCTGTTGCATGGCCGTCGCGTTTTCAATCCCACGTCCGCCAAGGCCGCCCTCGGAATAGACATCGACCGTGTACGTCTCGGCGTCTGGTGCTCCCGCAGCAAGGCAGCACGCCGCATACCCTGTGCCGGTGTAGCATTCGGCGATTACCCTCGGCTGTAACGCTCGTGCAATCAGAAACAATGCCATCCCCTCACCGCGAAAGACGGAGAGCGGAAACTCATGTCCCTTCACGGCGTAGCGCGGCCCCATCCATGGATCGTAGTTTGGTAGGTCAGGATGCCCGTTCGCGTGACACGGAACAAGGAAAGCCTCGGCTACTGCGTCGAGTCGCGCCATAAACTGAGACAGATCGTTTTTTCCGTTAACCACAGAACTCCTTGCGCGCCTTCTCTAACACGTATGTCTGGGACATCCCGGCTTGGTGGCTCCAGTGTTCCAGTAGCGATGATGGTGAGAGCAAAAACTCTCTCGCCTCATCCATTCTACGACACTGCTTGTGAGCATCCCTCCATGCCTGCTCGATCACGGCGCCGGCCAACATCTGACAGCCTTCCCACTTCTCAGCCATCGTCACCACCACATTCCTTGCGGATGCACGATAGTATTGTTGTCGTCGAATATCTGTTCAAAAAGATGCGGAGTGTCCGTCACGATCCCATCCGCGTCTTTCCATTGCATCACATTCTCAAGATGCACCTGGCGTCCGTGGAGTTCCGGGGATAGGACATAGATGGGCACTCTGTGATCTGGAAAATCATCATGGAAAGCCTTGATGTCTCTTTCTGTTATCCAGTCTTCGTCGGGTTGCTCTACCCATACTCCAGAAGCTCCCGCTGTCACAAAGCCCAAATCTAGACGATCTTTCACAACATCCACATAAGGCAAGGTAGACGGGACGGCTTGTCTGTGTGGGCTGACAAATACCGACGCCCTGCCGCCCCACCCCGCCAGCTCAATCACCTCTTGAATCCCTGCTTCTATATCGACTGACCACGGATACCCGTCTATCGATGCCGCCTTGAGGTGTAGAAACAACCTTCCCGGCCCAATCTGTGGCGACGGCAATGTCCATTCATAGTCTGGCCGGTCATGGCCCACCTTGAGCATCTGTCCGTGTGCCCGCCAGACATCAACCTCGACATCCCATCCGCGCTCTAGTGCGGCGTTGAGCGCGGATGGGTGATTTTGCCTCTGCCTATCAGGCCACCAGAAGCCCCTATGGCAGATTAATCGAGGCATGTGTTGTCTACCGCGCCGGCCCTGGATACAGCGTCAATGTCCGAACGTCGCTCTGACTGCCTGTAAACGTAAACCGTCCCCAGGGTGACGGCACCGACCGAATGACGCCGTACCCCGGACCGCCGCCACTATGCACGGCATAGGGTGCCCCGGAGCCGTCGTCACGCATGAGCGTAGAGAACGGCCCGCCAGAGGTTGCGCTGAACTGGGGCCGGACTTCTGTTGCGGCTGACAAACTAGGGATGTGAACGATAAGTGGGCGGTCGGAACGTTCAAAAGCGAACGCTCCGGTGACTGCCTGTCCGCTGAGAACTGACACATAGAATAAATCAGCCATGTCTCACCACGTTACGCTGGGTTGATGATGAACCAGCCGATATCGACGTTCAATGCCAAACCGTTCTGCGTGCCAGTGTAGCCGACGCTAAAGTAGCCGCCTGACGCTGCCTGAGCAATGGTCGTAACGACAATCTGCCCGATCAGGTTGTATGACGCGACGCCTACCCCAAGCGCAATGGGCGAAAGCACCGGGAACCCACCAGACCCAATCGCGGTCGTGCTAGCGGTCGCCGATACCGCCCCGGAGTTAATCCTGAGTATGCCGGCCATCTGATAGGCCGCTGACGCGGTCGTAAAGATTGGAGGCACCTTGAGAATTGGAGCCTTCGAGAAAGTCATGACCCCATTGACGGTAACTGGCCCGCCGAAAGTCTGCGCGGTGTTGACGGTGACTTGGCCGTTGAAACCAACTGAGCCGGTGAACGTGGCACCATCAAGGAAGGATGCTTTTCGACGTATCTTTTCGATCCCCACCTTCTATACTCCTTGGTCATTTTGCTAGAACCCTGTGGGGCGACTAGCTGTTTGACACTCTACTGTACCTTTGGCGGTCGTCCTCGCCGTGGTTTCTCGATGTCGGACTCGCCGCCTGTCAATTCGGCGGATCGTTCCGTATCACTTTTTCGCACGATACAATCCGTGCCGTACTGTTGCTGGAGATATTTGACGTTCGCAGATTGCTGCCATGCAGGAGGCAACTTTTCCCCTATTGCTATTCGCAGGTTCCTGAAATTGAAATCCTGCGCCGCGTACCAGTCGCCGCGTGCTCTGACCGCATTGTCTATTGCCATCATGTTCTTGCTCCATCTGTGTGTCGGCGAGGGGCGGTGGCCGGGATTATCCTCAGCCACCGCCTTCTACTCGCCCCACGCTCTCTAAAGCGTGTGTGGGAGACTACGCAACAACCGTGCTCAACAGATAGGTCAGTTCCTTCGCGGTGATCTTCTCGTCCTGGAACATGTTGATCCGCTTGATTCGAGCCTTGATATTGTCGTCGTCCTTGGTCTCCACCACGAAATCGGTGAATCCGGCGGGCTTCCACCGGAAGGCGTAGACACCTGACGGCGTGTTACGACCGGGCCGCGCAGCCGCGTGGAACAGGCTGACGTTCTTGCCCCAGATGAAGGTCATACTCGATGCAGAAGTCGGCAGCCCTTCAGCGGCGTTCTGCTTTACGGTGCCACCGACAAAATACCTCTGCGTACCGAAGAATCCGGCAAGGTTCGCCTCGATGTTCGCCTGATTCGCGACCTGCACACCCTTAATGCGATCGATCATGTCCGGGTGCAGCAGCAGGGAATCGTGGACTTCCTGGCCGACTACCATCGTGCTTGGTCGAATGCTGGTCTCTTTGTGAATCCAGAGCCGACCGGTCGTGACGTCTGACACAGGGTCGCTGTTCGCTCGATCTGACCACTGCGCGGTGCCGGTCAAGGCATTGCCTGAGCCGACGTTCGCGGCGGTCGTCAGGAGCGCCGCAATCCGGTTTTCCTGCGCGAGCATCATCAACTGCATCAAATGCCGCCCGGTGCTCTCTTCCATCTCTAGAGCTTCATCGGCGTTGCTCAGATACTCGTAGGCAATCGGCTCTGCGAGCGCATGATTCTTGCAGTAGAACGTCGCAGAGCTTACGCCTGTTTCGACGACATTCGCCGCCGTCGCTGGAGCGCGGTTGGTGTCTGGAATCTTGAACCAGTAGTCCTTGTCCCAAATCCGGTAGACATCGGACTGCCGGGGAACCGTGACGACCGGCAGAATCGACGGGCCGAGATACTCGCTCGGCTCCAGGTAGAACTGAATCGACATCTCGCCGAGGGCTGAGTCGATGTGCCAATCGGTGTCGCTTGCCGCATACCGCCGCTCAGCGGAAACGGCGGACAATCGTGGATCACCCATAATTATTGTCCTCCTTTCCCCGCCGGTTAGACGGCGCCTGCAAGTTGAGGATTAAGAATCATGCTGAACGTTGCTGATGCTACAACGGTCTCACGGGCAATACCCGCGTAGTTCGAGCTGACTGCCGTCCTCATATATCCCTGAGCGTCGCAGTCTAGCCTGTCACCCCTCGTGATCGCGCCACCAGCAATAGCCTTCGTGATGCCGGACATGCGAACACGAATCGACCGGCCAGACGCGGCCTTGGTCTGAGTAACCCCAACAATGTTTATGCCTACCAAACTCGCGACGCGCACGGCGTTATCGACGGTCGGACTCGCCCTCACCCCGCGATACTGCCCATTCGACAAATCCCATTCACTGACTGCCGTATACTCCGGCATCCCTGCAATGCTCTCTGCCATGTTCTTTCCATCAGGCACCCCGGCCACACACTATCCATGATTGATACTTTTTCGCGTTACTATGCTGCTCGATACGAGCAACAGGGGCCAAGTTGTACGCGGCCTACGATACGCAGACCGAACTTCTCATGCTATCTAGGAAACAATCGCTCCATGTGGGAACGGCCTGCGTCAGCTTTGGCCTCGCCTTGCGACGTGATGCCAGCCGACATCTCTTTCAATCCAGGATCGGCCTCGTAGACCTTTTCGAGCGCCGACTTAAAGGTCGTGTCGCTGTGCTCCTGCATGTACTGCTTCGCCCTCTTGACAGCCTCGTCCTTCGCCTGTGCCATCCCGACAATCTCCGGCTTGACGTCCGGCGACCCGGCTGTCACGGTTGCATTGCCGACCGACAACTCAGTGAAGAGCAGGGTCCCCGGCTTCCGGGACTCGAAGAGCGACTTGAACGCCTCGATGTGCGTCATGTCCTTGCCATCCGCTGCCGCATACGCTTTGACCTGTGCGCCGTCGAGGACATCGTACAGGTGCTCAGCGATTGCCCGCTCGGCAGGAATGAGCTTCAGATTGTCCGAGGTTGTGATAGACGTAAACCATGACTGCTTCGCCGCGACACGGTTCTTCTCGGTCAGCTCGGCCTTCTCAGCTTCGAGTGTCGCCAGTTTCTGCTCGGCCTCCGGGAGTTTCTGGCTCAGTTCCGTGACCTTCGTGGTAGCGTCGGAGTACTTCTTTTCGATTTCAGTCTTCTCGACGGCGCTAGCAGCTAGCTGCGCGGTCAATTCGGCGATCTTCTTCTCGTTCTCGTCCACGGCTATATCCTTTGTTGCCATTGAGGCATCTGACTTCTCAGCGTCGGCTGAGACGTTCGTCAATTTCATCTCGTGTTCAGCTTTGGTCATAAACGACTGAAACGCTTCGTTCGGCTCGTAAAGATCGCAAACCTGACCGCTGGCAATCGGGCCGCTGACAATCATGCACCCGCAGACATACTGCCCTTCGCCATCAGGGTCCGCCGGCCCCGTGAAGAACCGACAACTGCCGCAGACGGACGCCAATCCGCCCTCCTGCGCCTCGCCTGTGCGGTAATGCACCGTCGCCTTGTCCTTCAAGGGGTAGGGCGTCGCCATCGATGGGTAGTCCATCATCCCCATGTCGTACCGCTTGAACGGCAAGCCTTTGGCGTCATAGAGAGTTGCGAGCGCCGCGAGGTCGGTGACGGCGGGGATCTCCGCGCCAAGGAGTGACAGGGCCTTCAAGACTCTCGGCCACCTTTTCCCGTTCGCCTCGTAATCCCAGTAAATCTCGGCCGATACGCGATCATAGTTTTTTCGCTTGATCGCGTCGTAGACCTTTTTCGGAAGATTGGTCATGTCGGCGAGAAGGGTATTGCCAACGCGCCGCAGGTTCTTGACCCACCCTATCGCAGGCATCCCATCAGCCTTCGCGAGGGGTTGCGACGAGTCATGGCCCAGTTTCAGCGGCGGGTTGAATCCGACCTCACTGAATGCCGCGACCATCGCATCGAGATCGGCCTCGTTGTAATTATCCCCGTTCCATTTTCCTGACGCGAATATCTGCGTCCCCAACAGCTCGTAGGTTTCAGGCTCGCCCATTGTGCTCCTTCAAACGGGCAGGCCGCGCCACAGAGGTTTCGACAACCGTAGAGCTGTCAACAGATCGCTTAGCGGGTATTCGCATTACCTTCGATTCGCCTCTCGCTCGGTCTCGTCCCAAGGATTGTGAACTCTGACGCCCCGGTCTGTGGTCGTCCCGGCGTACTTCGTATAGCCACAGCCGTTACACTTCACGGCAGGCTGTCCGCTGATAATCGTTCGCGCAAATCGTCCACCACACTTCTCATGTACGGTTCCTGCAATAGCAGCCATTCCTGTTACCCTCCAACGTGTTTAGCGGTTATTAACTCTTGTTCGCCGTTCTTCATGGTTGCTCGAATGCCATGCTCCCGCTCTTGATATGCAGGGCCGTGAAACAGCGGGTCGATACGCTGGTCCTTGATTAGTTCCGGTGGCAGCGTCATCCGGGCAAGATCGCCGAAGGTCTCTATCATCAGCTTCGCTTCCTGTTTCCGCTTCGCTGTGTGTTTGCCGGAATCGTAGTAGCTGTGGCCTTCCCCGAATCGGCTCCGGTCTGTCTGATCTTCAGGCAAGACGTCATCCGATGCCCACGGGGTCTTCGTGTGCCGGATAATCGCGGCTTCAGTCCTCGCACACCGCCACCCCTTGGCCCTTGCTGCCAGGCTCAGCCACAAATCATCGAGGGTTTGTACTCGGACATCCGGCTCAATACCGCTGTCCCTGTCAATGACCATGCAGAACCCGCAGCAATACGAGAGTTCCTGTGTGAGATCGTTCAACGCATCGTCTGGCACATCTTCAACGGGATGCCTGGTCTCGGCGGGATTCAACAGCGCGATATTCGGGAACGCCGACATGCGGGCGATAAGATTCACGAGCCAACCATCATGCAAGATTTCTGTGTCATCTTCGAGTATTAAAAGATATCGCGATTGTGACCGACGGAACAGCCGGACACGCTTCTCGACCTTCGTAAGTTGCTCACCCTTCTCGATGAAGACGTCAGCCAGCATCCCGGCAGACTTGGATTCGAGGGATGCAAGCAGTCTGGAGAGCCAGGGATTTGCGTCGGATGTACGACAGGTCACGCCAACATCTACCAAGTTAGGCATGTGCATGCTCCTGACAAAATCCTTTGCCGCTCAATGCGACACCTTTTGCGACTTGTGACGGCGTAATGTAGGTGACTGGGCCTTCGGTGCGGAGGATGGGAACCCACATCGAGCGGCAGGAAAAATGACGTGGTGCGCTCAACCTGTCGAGTTCAGGACTACCCGGACGGAAGATTTTTCCATCTAAATACCTACAAACTTCGGTAGTCCTGGTATCAATTATGGCACTAAACAAAAACCCCGTTATAAACCCCGACTCAACCTCCGGCTGCGCTTGCGCTTTTCTGCCTTCGTTGAGTGCTTCTATCGTGTTGGTTCGGATCATCGCTTCGAGCCGATAGGGTTCAAGTATCTTGTCGTCGATGATATGCGACGGATCGCCGAGCCACGGCAGGAAGGCCCGCGCAAGATTCGCCTGCACCTCGCGGAGCGGTGTACCCATTTTAATGGCGTCAAACAAGATCATCTTGATCTCGATGAGTAACGGGTCTCGAATCTGTGCGCCCCACAAGGTCGCCTTAGACTCGAAGAATTCTAAGGCTTTCTCCGGCGGCAAGCCTTCGAGTGTATGCGTGACCTTGTAGGTCTTGAGCGCCGTCACGATGCGGGCATGATCCCATTCGGGCTGTGCTTCAACGAGGGCTTTCGCTTCAGCCGTCGCATTGCGCGTCACACCTTGGGAGCCCTTCTTGATCTCGGCCTTGATCGCCTGTTGGCCTTGCCGGAAGGCAGCACTCAGGACTTCCCGAAGCGTCGGTACGAGTTGGCCGACACCGCGAAGCTCAAGATCGTTGACGAACTTCGTCGTGAGTTCGCCGCTTGTCAGTTTCCGGGACACCAATGCGACAATCTTGTCTTGCACTCCTGCCAGAATCGCGTGAATCCGCTCGCGGCTTTGGGCGTCGAGGTCGTCGAGGTCGCTGACGATGTTCGCGAAATCGACTTTGCTCTCGTAGTCGAGGAGATCCCGCGAGAACGCGGGGTTTTTGGCGTTGCCTTGCTTGGCGGCATGACGAGTTGCTCCATTGGTCATCCGTGACACGTACCACCACGGGAGTGCGCCGGTACTCTCGACCCAATGGCGCTGAGTGGCTAGAGGCATACGGTCTCCCTGTGTCGCTGCGAGTCGGCTAAGACCTGTTCGACAATCGCGTCGAGGTCTTCGTCGTCCGGCATCCCTGTCTTCGGCGGGGCCGTGATTTCGTCCGGTTGCAACGGGTTCGGCAAGTCCTCGAACGGCACCGGCGGGAACTCCGTCATCATGCGAATATGGGCTTCGTCTTCAGGCCGCGAATGGACGGCCTGCGTTTTGATCGCCTGAAACCAGAGTCCGAGGAGTTGCGCCTTGTTCGATTCGGTGAACGGTAGGAACACGAAGGCTGGATACCGTTCAACCTGGTAATTCAGGTCGATGAGCCGTCTAATCACCTGCTCACCCATGACCGCCTCGGCTAAGTCGCGTTGCAGCTTCTCGATAATCAGCACAAAGACATCGAACTGCTTGCGGGCCTGAGCAAAGCTCCCGGTGTCGCCGGTAGCAGACACGCCTAAGAGGTTCGGCAGCAGCAAGGCTCTCGCTATCCGCATATCAGAGATATTGATCGCCCTCTCGAAGGTAACGGCACCTTGGCCGTTGATGCTTACGGTCGGGAATTGCAGCGTAATGTCGTCGCCGTGAACAAACGATGTCGCAGCCTGGAGGTTGTCAAGGGCAACCCGCACATCATCGACGGTGCCGTCAGGCACACCGCCGTGGCTCGGAACTATACCCTCGGCCAACGGGATACCGTACCGATCCATGAAGATGCCCCACCAGTTCGAGACCTGCTGCTTCATCCACCATGGGTCGTAGGCCGCCCGCAAGTCGCTGCGCCCCCACTTGTTGCCGTGTTCACCGTCGTAGGAATATAGGATAAATTTCTGCGTCGGGAGCCGTCGCCCGAACTGTTCGATGCCGTCATCGAGCAGATTATCGTGGGCATCAACGACGAACGCGAAACCGTGAGGTAGGCGCGACTTAATCGCCTTGAGGCCGATCTTGCCGGAGAATTGACCGGACACAAACGGCGCGAAAATAAGTTCCGATAGTGAGAAGCCGTATGGCAGCGCCGACAGAATCTCTAGCATCACCTCATCAAGCGAGCCTTGCATCTGCTCGAAGGTGTATTTCACGAATTCAGCGGCTTCGATGTCGATCGGCTTCGTCGTGGCCGGCGCAATGTCCCATCCGGTTGAGATGACGGCGTGCTTCTTGAGCGTCATGGCAGCCTTGACCGCATCGTCGGTCTGCATCTTCGTGTAGATCGGCAAGCCCTTACGCCCGACAAGTTCATCGGGATTCGCAGGGCGTTCGACTTGTGGCAAAAATCGGGATTGTCTGCCGACACTGACTTCGCCGCGAAGCTGTGACGGGATCGTTGACGGTTGCGAATCGGGGGCTGGTGGCGTGACGGCGTGCGTCTTGACGGGGCCGGTCAGGGCTGAGAAGAAACGGGTAGGCCACGATGGACGAGCAACCTGCGTAATGTTGATAATGACGCCTCCGTTGCACGATGCGGCCACAAAATAGGAAACCCGGACACATGAGACAGGTTGCCCTGTCCATGCGCCGGGTTCGGTAGTTCCGTAAGCCTGGCGACTTCTGTATAGCTAGTTACAAGATTAAAACAAATTTGTCAAGAAAATTATTCTATGCCTTCCTGACGTCCCACCGCTGGAAAGGATTTTCAGTGGCGTGATCCGGAGGACGTTGCGGATTTCTTAGGAGGCAGCGGCATGGATAGCTTTACGGGCAGACGTTCGAGAGACACCTAGTCGGGCGCCTTCAATAGCTGACGAACTGGCCACCGCCCTCCAAAGCAACGATTGTCTTTGCACGGGATCTTTCAGATAGGGGTTAGTTTCAATCAGGGGCTTTGTTACGTTCGTTACGCTGCGATTCACCGATTCCGCTTCGGTCAATTCTGTAAATAATCGATACCACGGATAATCAGGAAATACTCTTGCCAGTTCCTCCACAAGAGCATCCTCAGCTTTCTGTGTCAACCCAACGCGCCGATCCTTACATGCAACAAGTACCCCGACAATCTTTTGCGCATCACGTTTCGATAACATAGTTAAGGCTTTACCATCCAACCAGCAAGAGTAAGCAATTCTTTAATATATTCATCGCGATCAATTGGCTCATCCAACCCCCAGGATTGTTCCCGATCATCTAAAAACTTCAATGCATCCTGAATAAGACGACGAGCTTCCTCCCCATAGTCCTGCACATAAATCTTTACTTCATCTCCAGACATCGCCATTCCTCATTAAAAGCGCCTAACTATGCATTAGTGCGGACTGCTTCGCCGCCGCACAATTCGGCGTTATTATTAAAATCGTCGCGTCTCACAACTCCACGAGGATCTTCAAATCTTTGCCCGGCCTAAAGAACGGCACACGCTTCACGGGAACCTGGAACATTTCTCCCGTATTCAGGTTGCGGAGCTCACGGGCCTTGCGCGATTTGGTATAAAACGTCCCGAAACCTCGAAGCTCCACGCGCCCATCGTCTGGCGAAACCATCCCCTTTGCAATAGCCTCGAATGTTGCGTTGATGGCTTCAAGTGCCACCGACGGTGTGATGCCTACTCGCGCTGAGACAATGTGGGAGATGTCTGTTTTATTCATGCTACTCCTTTCGCGTCTTCCGCTGTTGGTCTCCTCGTCGTCCGTTCTTCCTCGATGGTGCGGTGCTGGCCGTCTTGGATCAAGACCGACGTGCGTCCGTATTGGATGTTGCCCCACAGTCCGCAGACCCCGACAGAATTGATATTCGTGACACGCCTCTCTCTCAGCAACTCGATGCCGTCGTCCCCAAAGCGTAACGTGACCTCACCATGCCAGACGCCGCGAGAGGTGAGCCATTCCTGTAGGCGGTCTGACACCCATTGGTCGAGCGGAAGCGCGTCTGGCATGTTGATAGCTCCTTAGTTATCCATTGGGTAGGGTCGTCCTCGCCACTGTTCCCGGTAGCCGCCGTAGGCAAGGCTGAGACACACCAAGAGCAGGTCAAGCTGCCTCATGCTCCGTAGCTGATCGGCGATCATTTTGGCCGCCACTGCGTAGTGCTTGGGGTCTATCCGATCATCTCCAACCGTTTTCCAGATCATTCCATCACGCCTTCACTAGTGCGCTGTCGCTCGTCTACGAGACGCTCGACGTCTTGAGGCGGGACGCCACACGCTTCTAATGTCGCCATCATCACCTCCTTAATAATGCCCGATGGATCATGCGCGTAATAGAGCACCTCGCCTGAAATGATTTGTTCTGCGCATGTTTGTGACCCTTCAGTGTCTACGGTCGTCCGGATGCGATAGTCTCCGGATGGACCCTCTCGCCTGCATTCGATAGCCATGAACGGATACCACTGCACCACCCACTGTCCGGTATGATCCATCTACTTATCCATGCTCGAACGGCGTCCGCTGCGTGACACGAGTATTGAGCTTTCGCGTCGGACGTTGCCTAGCGCCACGACCGGCGCGATCTTCAGATTGTTGTCGCCCATTACCATACCAGATCGGCCATACTTTTTCCATGCCCAATACTCGATGCCGTCGCCGATGTGACTCAGGCCGAGGACGCGCTGCACTTTGTCAGATTTGTCCTTCTTCCTATCGGCTCCGAGGGGCATGAGTTCGAGTTCGCGGGCTGTTTCCTTGCATTTCTGCGCGACCTTCAGGCGGCGGCGGCCCGTTTCGTCGCAGAGCAGGCGATTGACGAGGTTGAGCCGGTCGATGAGCGGTGGGTTCGCGTCGCCGGAGAACACGAGGAGCCGAAAGCCGGGGGTATTACGGAGTGCCGCGATGATCAAGTCATAATCGGTATCGCCAGTGGTTGACGCCCGTGTGTGGCCGCTGCGGTCGCCGTATATCCAGATGCCGCCGCTGTGCTGTGGGGCGATGCAGCCGTGAGGCCCGTAGCGTCGCAGGAATTCCTTGATAACCTCAGAGGTGCTGGACGTGCCGAGGACGATTTCATCGACAATCCAGTCTTCGGTGCCATCCGGCGAGGTTTGCAGGATAGTCGAACACATGCGAGCGCCGACACCTGGGCCGAAGTCCATCGTCCATTCGAGGGGCTTGTTTGGTTGAATGTCGGGGTTGAAGTTGAGACGATTCTGCGCTGAATGGTAATTCCAGTAGGCGCGGCCCCCGACAGGGCGGTCTGGCGGTTCGCAGAGATATTCGACCCTACGGCTCCAGGGGTCCGACTTCGCCCATTGCATCTGCGCGTGGATGACATCGATGTGGCCGTCACACTGTCGGGCAATCGTGCCGCCGCACAGAGGGACGACTTGCATCCGGCCATCGGCGGTATGCTCGATCGACTCGTAAAGCGCACACCGGGCTAATTTACCGTCAAGCTGAGGCATCTTTTCACAGTCATAGTCACATTGCGCTAGGGATTCCCACAAACAATTATGGACAATAACTCCGTTCGCTACGAAGTTTTCTGATCCAGGAACATCCATGCAATAGACATCTGCGGTTCCGGCGGGCTCAACAGAGATAACGCGATGGTTTTCAGACACCTGGAGTTCTCGCTTCTCCTTTGCTCGCTGCTGCCCGCGTTTTATATTCAAAACGCGGAGTGCCCGTGCTTCCGGTGTCGCATTCGCCCACGCTCGCCGATTCACCTCTGCATTCCACGGAGAGCCTGACTGTTTTCGATTTTCTCGAAGTCTTTCACTCCGTTGCAATTCCCTCTCATCGTCTTGCGCAAACATTTTTTGGTGGTATGACCTATGCTCAGAATCAGATAATGCGATAAGGTTTTCCGGGGTATTGTCCCATCGATCGTGATTACGGTGATGCACAACTTCGCCTGGCTGTAATGGCCGATGCACCTGTTCAAAAATAAAACGATGCTCTCTGACTAGCTTCTCACCGCCGAGACCAACATCCCACCCTGGCATCCACGATGTCGATGGTTGATGTTTACGATAAAATGGTGTGAGCCGGTCTTTCGGTTGAAGGTCTTGCGCTTCCTTCCATGAACCATCCTTCAATAAAAACTGATGATCTGGTGTAGCAATCACACTCCCGACAAACCTTTCATCGCGTAAAAATGACGACCACCCAAACGTTACCTTCACAACCGGCGCATTCTCTCGCGTTTTCCTGATGTCTCGCGCCTGACGAAGCGCAAGTTTTCCGTTGTGCGAGCAGTACACCCATAGATTTTCCTTGCCAACCATATCTCGGATAGCTAGATCGCCGGATGAGGTGGAAATCTTCGTATCGCCATGCAAGCAGAACCTCCGTACCGGCAGGTTTGGCGACTCCCTGAGAATCTGTGAGATCGTGCCCATCTGGATATAATGGGTGCTGGCCTCGATGAAACAGGAGCGCGGGCCGGAGGGCGTCTTGAGGAACCGCTGACGGACATCCGGGTCGGCTTGGTCACACTCATCGAGGATAGAGAGTTCGGGGTGAACGCCACTATTCCCAACTAGAATCCCGCTGCTCGTACAGTAGTTGTGATTTTCAGCGACGGTCAAATCGTATCGCCGTTCGCCCTCAAGCCGGATATTCCCGACATAGCGAATCTTCGTGGCAAACAGATCAGCTTGCGCCGCCTGGCAGACAAACTCTCCAGGGTAGAGCCATTCGAGTTCGACCTTTCTCCCATCGGGTTGTGGGATGAGATGATTGCCGGTGGCGATTAAGGTCAATCCGCTATCGACGACAATCATGCGAAACTGCTCTTCTGCGCCGTTGTCGTGCCATGCGGTGATCGGTTGCCATTCAATCCGCTGTCGATTGAAGTTAAACGATTTGACTCGTACCTTCAGTTTTTTGCTCACAATCTCACGCATGTCGAAGAGGCCGATATCGGTGATGATTCGCGTTGACCCCGGCAAGCACGCCTGCGCCAACGTCCCCGTCAGCCATTCAATCTTCGCGCCGTTCGTGAGTGTCGCCTGTGACTGGCTCATCTGCCCCTGGATGCTCTTCTTCCAGGGTTCGAGGCCCAGGATGGCTTGCAGGTAGTCTCTCGCTCTGAACGCCTGCGATTCGACCGACCCCATGTGGGCGATGCTGTAGCGCCCGAAGTGCATCATCAGGTGTGACAGCAAGGCGAGCATCTGCGTCTTGCCGCCTTCACGATTCGCGATGATGAGCACATGCCGGAGCGTTCCGAACCAGAGCTCCGCGAGGATATCGAGGGGGGCTGAGTGATCGGCGCAGATTGCTTTGCGGCCAAAATGAAAGCCGCGCTTGCCGAGGCCGCCACAGGTTCGGCAGATTCCCACTTTCGGGAACATGACCTTGCCTGTGTTGCCGCAGGGGGCGCATGGGACTTGCACGATTTCCTTAAAAAACCAGAACAACTCCTCCTTCGTCTGTGGCGCCCGCGTTGTCAGCGCGAGACGGAGCAGCGACGGGTCAGACATGTGGTGTATCCTCTCTTGAGAATTCTGCCAGCACCCTTTCTAAGATTCTATCAGGGTTGTTCTCTCCCGTCTCGTACTGATCTTCTCGGCACCTTGTCAAGATTACCCCGATCTCTGGCCCCGGTTGATAACCGCGTGCGAGTAGATGACGGCCCATCACGATGTCGGGTTCGGGTGTGTTGACGACGTGAATCTGCTCGGCACGTCGAAGGAATTCCTCACCGGATGGAAACTGTGACGCCAGAGCGTCAGGTGAGATGCGGCCCAGATGGTCGGCCTTTGAGACGAGGTAGAGCGTCTTCATGTCCGTGTCGGCGGCTCCGAGCGTTCGGGCGAGACGACGATAAGCCGCAGGCCCGGCATACCCTCGCTTATGGCTATGCGCGGCGTCAGGGACGAAATGGACTGGAGCAAGGTGGTGAGCGACAAGCGCGACTACTCGTTCGATCAGATCGTTCGGCGCTCGAAGGCGTTGCAGGAAGGTTCGTGCGAGTTCGACCCCCGCATCTTCGTGGCCCTTCGACCGGATGCGCCCTTCGTCGTCCTTTGTAGTGGTCGCGGGCTTACCAACATCGTGCAGTAGGACCGCCCACAAGACTGTCAGGTCATCGGTCAGGGTCCGAGCTTCGAGCGCGGCGAGTGCGATGTGCTCGTACACGTCCTTCTCGTTGTGGTATTCGGGTTCCTGTAGACAGCCAGCCATCGCGTCGAGTTCAGGAAAGAATCGGAGTAGGCGGGCGGCTCGCAGGAACCGCAATCCTTGATCGGGGTGCTGACCGAGGAGGAGTTTCTGCCATTCCGTGTATAGCCGTTCTCCTGGCAAGGCGTTCAGGTCAGCCTCAGCGCAGAGCCAAAGCAGATCCCTATCGACGTCATAGCCAAACCGAGAGACGAATTGCGCGACACGCATGGCTCGGAGGGGATCATCGAGGAATGTCGCGGGATTGGTCGCTCTGAGCCTCTTCTGGCGAATGTCGGCCAGTCCGCTGAACGGATCGTACAGGTCGCCGGTCAAGGGATCGTAGGCCATACTGTTCATCGTCAGGTCACGACGCCAGCAGGCTTCCGTGATACTCATTGCTGGATTCACTGTGACATCGAAGTCGGTGTGACCAGCGCCGCGATTGTTGTCCTGCCGTGGGACGCTGAAGTCGGCATCAACCCCATGAACCTTGACGACGCCGAATGCTGCACCAACAGTCGATACATCACCAAATGGCCGTAAGGCACCAATGAGTCGGTCGAGGGTGATGCCGTACACTTCAACGTCCACATCTTTCGATTGTGGGTGTCCCATTATAGCATCACGAACGGCTCCGCCGACGATGAGCGGGTAGCCGCCGTGATCGCGGATCATTTCGAGAGCGACGGCGAGGTCATCGGATAGGATGAGATCCATGTCTTACACCTTTACCCGTCTCGCCGCTGCGGTAAACACCATGCTTCTTACCGTATGGCCCTGTTTCTCGCCGTCTAGCGGCTGACCGTGTTGATCAACCCTGACGATCACGAGACGCTGAGTGGTCAACAGGACATCGACGCGGTAGAAGTGATCCCGTTGTATCGTATGGTCGCAACACCGTGTCGGGACGTCGAATAACACCTCGTAGCGCTCGCCAACCGTAATAGCTGCCGCACTCATCAGCAATCCTCCAGTCTCTTGCCTGACACCGGGCAGTGCCACACCATAGGCGGCGGGATACCGTCGGGGTCGTCGTTCGGGTCGCCGTCCTCTGTGACAATGCCATCCGGGGATTCGATATCGTCGATGTCAACGTCCTGGTCGTATGCCGGTGTCACATCGCGCTCCAATCCAGCCGGTGAGACGATCGAGACAGTGGTGATGGTTTCCTCTGTGCTCGACGGTAACACGGAGCGGGAGGCGGCGAGCTCCTTCATCAGCACCACGACTTGATCGTCTGGCAAGCTCGCAATGCGTGCGGCGAGAGCTAGAGATGCTTGCGCCTTCGCATGGACTTCGGGATCGACACTCGCCGATGGGTCTTTCTTCTTGTCGAGTCCGAGCAGGCTCGCTTCGCGGTCGTGGCATCTCAGCACGAGGGCATAATCCTCGGATATCCAGGCTTTATGCTTGATCTCTTGAAGCTCGGCCCATTGCCGCGCCCGCAGTTTGCTTTCGTCGGCTTGGGATTGCTGTCGCCATCGATCGATAAGGACTTTGCAGTCCATGTCGATGACCTTATTCGACCACGGATTGCCAGTCTTCTCGTTGATACATGGCGGATCGAGCTTCTGGATAGCTTCGCATATTTTGCGGGTCGAGTAGCCACGCAGCCGAAAATGCGCGACGAACGAGCGGCGATGCTCAGCGATGTCGGTGCTGCTGGTGTTCTTGAAGGGGACGTTAGCCATAGATCAGATCCTTGGGCTTTTCACGCATAGTTCCAGTTGAACTCGACCATGCCAACAGGCGTGTCCTCGGTGATCTGAATCCGTTGTGCGAGTACCCAGACGAAGTCACCGCTACCTTCCTCTTCGACCTCTTGAACCTCTTTAAAGGTCGTATCTCCTTGGCGTTCGTCGTCCGCTTGGCACTGTTGCACCGCCTCCTCAAACGAGTGCGCTGCGACGCAAGCGAGCCCTCCGCAATAAATCCATTTGCTATGTGGTCGGAAAATATAGAGGTCCAGCATCACTTGTTCTCCTTCACTGGTTCAGCCACGCGTGGCGCGCTCAATCCCTCACGGACCTCGCCTCTTCCACAAAATGATCGTACTCCTGTACGTGCCCCACCTGGTACTCTCCAGGCGCAATCACGCCCAGGCCATGTTCCTCATGCGTGATCCCCGCTCCACCTGGGCCGACGCGCAGGAACAGCGTCCCCTCATGCTCGTAGACTTCTACGTCAGCCTCGTCGGTTAATTGATGCTTATGCGTTGTGGTTTCACCATAGGCTAACACTCTGGTGGTCGATTTCTTTGCCGCTCCTGGAATTGATGAAACAGCCACGATGGTCACGTCCCCATGCTGATAGAACATTTAGTCTCCTTCTTTTTTGCCTTTCGGTTTCGCTCATACTCTCGGTGATATTTTCGGTATGCTGCCGTGCTTCGCAAACGCTTCTGGTGTGTGCTGATGCAGCGTCTACGCTGTCTTCTCCCGTCGCCCCTTATGAAGAGGTTGGCCCCAGCTAAGGGGTGTCCGCGATGGCAGGATACTTTCTTTGCATTGATTCCAGAGGGGCTAATGGGGGATCGTTGCTCGTTGACTGCATGTGTGACAGCCTCTAAATGATCGGGCCGGACGCAGTGGCGTATCCGACAGAGATGATCAAGCTCTAATCCAGACGGAACCCTTCCATACATGTCCTCATAAGAAAACAGATGTGCTACCGTATCGCGTCCATTCGCCTTAAACCGCCCATAACGGCCATTCTGAAAGAGTGTGCCTTGCCGGAGCCAACACGTTGAAGATTTCTCAACGCGCAACCAAAAACGTTCCCGTTGCGCTCCGGTTAACGAAGCCATTGTGGTGCTCCTTCCTGGCCATTCCGAAACCGAAACGCCGCCCCTAAAGTTCGACAATCTGGATGGACCCCCTCGATATGGTATACACCAATACTCGGATTCCGCAACTTGATGTATGGCCGTTTACGATCATCTCCTAGCTCCAGTAGCAGCAGTTCGCATGGCTGTCCTGCGTGATCCTGTCCACGATCGATGACCACAGCCCCTAGCTGTTCACAGACTCGCTCAATGCCAATCTTGCGAACAGCTTCTCGTCGGATTTCCGCGTTCGGCTCCTTGACTACCCACCGGCGTACATCGAGCTCCTGGGCTGGGGTCATCACCAACGGTGCGGGCACCCGCACACCGTGTAGCGCATAGACCCCCCATCCGTCCGGCCACGCG